TCCAGCGCCCGCTCGCTGAAGACGACGAGAACGACGTCGCCACGGCGCACCGGCAGCCGCAGAACGAAAGGCCCCGCCTTCGGCATCCAGAAGGGTACGTCTAAGATAGGCGGTAGCGGCTCCGGTTCGCCGTCCCGCTTGACGCGCCGCTTGACGAGCGGGACTACGTCGCCCCGCAGCGTGGTCGGGTCGAACCGCTCGACCCGGGCCGGCAACGCCGTATGGACATCGTCCAAGGCCATGTCCAGCATCTTGCTGACCAGCTCATGGATCCTCATATCGGCACCACCAGCGCTTCCGTGACATGCTCCTGCTCCGTGCTCCGGTGGCGCCCCTCCACGACCCGGAACTGCCCGTTGGCCGTCCTCGATTGAATCTCGACCATCGCATCAGTCGTGATGCGGTGCTGCAGGAGCGTTCGGATGCGGTAGGCCCCCGGCCGTTGCGTCGACGGTTGTGGGCTCTCAATCAGCCCGGTCTCTGCCGAGAGGAACACACCGACCCGCTGCCAGGAGCCGGGCGGCACCAAGTAGACCGCTTCGTGGGTGATGTGCAGCTTTGCTCCGGTGTCCGCGGCGATTTCCTCCAGCGCAGCCTTGGCCGACGTGGCGAACGCCTTGCCCGTCGGATACTGCACGTCCGTTGGCAGCTGGATGCGACCCACCCGGAGTCCCAGCAACCCGATGATGTCCCGGGCCACCTCGGACGCCCGGACTCCTTGCCTCCACGTCTTATTCACTCTGGCAGTCAGCCATTGAGCTGCTCCATCGCCAATAACAACGGTCGTGACTTTATCGACGCCTTCCCAGGACGTGGAAATTTCACTTGCCGTCCCCACAAACACCGTGCCGACATCGCCTTGATAACCTGCCTGCACCACGACGGGCGCCCCCGCCTCGAGCGCCTTCACCGTCTCCTCCGCAAGGTTATAAATTCTAACCTCGCCCACGTTGGCCGCTGAGCTCTCCGAAAACGGCAGGTCAAACTCGATGGTGAGCTCTGGCGACCTGAATAGCCGACCGCCAATCGTCACCTCGATAACCCGTCCAAAGGTACTCATGCTTCGGCCTCCAGCGGTTGCACGATGAAAGGCAACACATCGACCATGAACTCGGCCCGGCCAACGCGGTCACGAACGCCGGCGACATCGGCCGGCACAATCGGCACGGGCGGCACTCTCGGGTCGCTGACGGACTCGAAAAGGTTGCTCCCGTAAACAAACGGGCGCCCGTAAACAATGACATCGCCGGTCTCGTCCCGGACGGTCGCCGTGAAAAAATCACCCTCGCTGTTGTAGCGAATCTCGAAGTCGAGCAGCACGCCGGCCACGCGGCACCTGAACCGCTGCGGGAAACCGGCGGCCGGGTCGATTGGCAGGTATGCCAGCCGCATTAGCCGCCACCCCCGACTACGGCCAGGACGCCGCTACCGACGGACCGGCCCAGCTGGATCAGCCAGCTGGCACCGGTCTCTTCATCGACCTCTTCGACCGGCGGCTGCTGCAGGCCCCGCTCCACGGGCGCAACCTCCACCGGCGCTTCGGTGACCGGGTCCGGCGCGAGGAAGGTGCGCTCTTCGACCCGCGCAACCCGCACCTGGCGCAACGTTATTTCAAAGCGGACGCCATTAGCGACCTGGACGGTGCGGCTCGGGTCAAAGCCTTCGATGGCCATGTTCTCCCATACTTCTGCACCGACCCAGGTCACCAGTTGCGGGCTGTCGGCCAGCCTCTTCAGCCGCTCGTACCGCTCTTCCCAATCGGGACCTGCGATAGTGCAGGAGAGCGTCAGGGTGCGCGGTTGCCGGCGGACGTGGTCGGCGATCTCCTGGCCATCCTCAACGGCGTGCTCAGTAATGGTGTTGCGGTAGCTCGGCCGCTCTTCACGGGCCACGTCGATGAGGATGTCACCCAACATCGGCATGGCGTCAGACCTCCTGTAACGCCACGGCGTACCAGTCGGCCTGCACAAACTCCTCGATTACCTGCCGAATGCGGTCGGCTGTGACCTCTCCGATCCGCTCCGCATCGTCGGCAGTGGCGCCCCGGGCGTCAACTTCGACACGCAAGCTGATATTGTAGACCGGGCCACCCATCGGCGCCCATGGCGCTCCGGTCGCCGTCGCGACTGCCCCGTCGCCCTCCATGCCAGGCATGGGAGCCTGACCCAGTACCCGATCCATGGCAGCCAGGATCGGGGTCATATCGGCACCGGCGATGCTGTCGGCGATGGTACGAACCAGACCAGGGCCAACCCGGTCCAGATTCGCCAGCGGCCCTTCCTCAGCAGGGCTCTGTGGGAGGAAGGACAGGATTTTTTCGGCGATGCTGCGTAGCGGCGCCGGAATCCAGTCCATCGCCCGCTGGATGCCGGCAGCTAGGACGTCGCCCAAGTTGAAGGTCGTGGCGAACCACTCACGGATGCTGGCCAACCAGTTGCCTAGCGTCTCCAACGTGCGGGATGGCAGGCCCAGCAACCACTGCAGGCCGCGCTCGAACCCGCCAACAAAAAAGCCGGCAATGCGCGCCGGCATGTCCTGCATGAACCCGCCGATTCCGCGAATGCCCGCCTGGACGCGGCCGACGAAGTCCCACAGACGCCCAAAGGCGGTTACGATGGGCTGAGCCAGGCCGCCGATCCATTCCTTACCCCAGGCGATGACCCGGCCCGTAAGACTGTCGCCTTCGCCGCGCAGGTATGTGAACACGTCCTGCAAGATGAGGATGGCGGCCACCACAGCGCCGATGGTCGCCGCCACGGGCCAGAAGGATACGTTCAGCGTAATGCCCAGCTTTGCCACGCCCGCCTGGAGCCACGGGAGGACTTTGCCGACGGCCATGAAACCCTTCTGCGTCAGCTTCAGCAGGTCGACCATGTGCTTCAATTGCGGCAGGATGAATGACGCCGCTAGGGCTGCACCGGACAGTAGCCCAACAAAACCCATGCCAAAGGCAATGGTCGTTTTAATGGGCTCGGGCAACATATTGAAGATGTTCACGACAGACCGCAACACATCAGCTCCCAGTCTGATGACCGGGATAAAGGCGTTGCCAATGGAGATCTGAGCTTCCTCAAAAGCTCCTTTCAGCTCCTCCAGAGAGCCAAGAAGCGTATCCATCTGGCGAGCGCCCATTTTCTCTGAGATTCCGGCACTGTTGCGAAGTTCGTCGGCATAGGCCGCGATCGCGTCTGCCCCTTTATCCAATAGGGCGATAAACGCAGATACCGCTTCCATACCAACTAGAGTCGTTAGGACAGCACTGCGTTGAGCCGACCCCATGGATGCAGTTCGCTCTTCGATCTGCCGGAAGATGTCAATCATCGGCAGAAGATTGCCTGCGGAGTCTGTTATGGAAATGCCTAGTTCTTTGATTAACTGCGCCGCTTCGCCAGTGGGCGATGCCAGACGGGTAAAAATCGCGCGTAGCGCCGTACCTGCCTTCTGGCCCTGAATGCCCGCACTGCCCAAGATGCCAGTCATAGCGGCGACGTCCTCAAGAGAAACACTGAGTGCCGCAGCCACGGGCGCCACGTATCTCATGGTATCCCCAAGGGACTCCAGCGTCGTATTGGACGACGTAAAGGTAGCCGTTAGAACGTCAGCAACGCGGACCGTCTCCCAGGTTTCCAGCTGGAAACCGGATAGGATATTAGACACGATATCGGCTGTCACGCCCAGCCCGGACTGCGCGGCTGCGGCGGTGTAGAGCAAACCAGGCATGGCCTCAACGATCTCCCGAACGGAGTACCCGGCCATGGCAAGGTAGCTCATACCTTCGGCAGCTTGGCTGGCCGAGAATGGCGTGCTGGCACCGAGTTCCCGCGCGGTACGGCTCAGGAGGGCCATATCCTCGTCGGTTGCCCGCGCTAGAGCTCCAACGCGAGCCATCGCCTGCTCAAACTCAGCAGCCGTTCTCACCGAGAACCCGATTGTCCCGGCCGTCGCCCCGAAGATGCCGGCGATGACGGCTCGGTTTTCCTTGAGCGTCTTGCCGATGTTCTCAATCTCTTCGCGGTGCTCGGCATACTTGGCCTTGAGGGCATCCAGCGCCTCGCTGCCCGCCTCACGAAGCCGGGCAAATGGCCCCTTGATCTCATCCACGGCAGCGCCCAGCTGGCCGCTCTCGCTGGCGGCCGAGGCCAAACCCGCCGAGACATCTGCACTCGCCTGCACGGCGGCCGCCCCCAGTTGCTGTGTGGAGGCTGTCGCCGCGCCAAGGCTTGCTGTGGCGGTGGCGCCGGCCGACTCGATGTTGGCTCCCAGCTGCAAGGCGTCAGCCCCGGCCCCGAGGACATTGTCCCGCAGGGCATCAGTGGCCCGGTTCGCCTCGACGAGAGGGTGGCTCTCGATCTGGAATCCGACTGCGATGGTTAGTTCACGTAGCGCCATAACGGCCACCCTCCTTTCTCAGCGGCGTCTCGGGGGCCTAACCTTGGGCACCTTTGGCGCCCCCGGCTCCTGTTTGGATGTGAACAGTTCGAAAGCCGCCAAGGCCTCGAAAAACTCGTCGAAGTCCATGGCGGCCACCTCGGAATAGCTGAACCGCCCACTAAAGACTAACCGCCAGAAGGCTTGTCGCAGCGGGTGCTGCTTTATCCTCTGGCGGTACCGAATCAAATTTGGTTTCCCTGCGGGTGCGAGTCTCGGGTCAGCTTTTCAAGAAGGCCTCGATCTCGCGGACGACCTCCATGAGCTCATCCACGCTCTCGAAGTCGTCCACCTTGAGACCCGACGGCTCGGTCACGACAAAATCCAGCAGGTTCTGGACGTACGTGGCAACCTGCAACACACCGTTCTGGTCTCGGGACCGATCGGTGTTCTGCAGATACCACATCACGCCAGGGTGCTGGAGCTTGTACGTCTTCCCACGAATGGTCTTGGTCGCGGTCTTCGGTTGCTTCGCCACGATGAATCACTCCTTACTGATTCACGTTGAACGCACTCTCGTAGTTGGCCAGGAGGAATTGCCATTCGGCGTCCTCGACCTCATCGCCGCGGGAGAATGGCGGCAGGTTGACGATCTTGCACTCGCTGCCGGACACGCTCACGTCGCCATTGAAATTCCGGTCCTGCACGAGAATGGTGATGGGCTCGGCGTTGGGATTGTCCTGCTGCTGCCAAAGCTGATGCAGAAACGCGTTGCTCGGGCTGTTGTGCTTCAGCGTAATGGTCACGGTCCCGGTGTCGTCGGCCGACCTGACGAACGTGACTTCTCCCTTTGCCCCGACGTCGGCAGAGTACCGTTCCGTGGACCTCTCCGCCTCGATGAACGTCCCTTCCGCGAACCCGACAATCTCCCGACCGTTCACGATGACCGCCACGTTGCGAGGATCGTAAAGGTCCGCCATGGTCTGATTCCCCT